CCCCACGTTGCCAATGCGATCCACCAGTCGCCCCCAGAAGAACAGACTGGTGCCTGGCACGATGTTCTGCATTTCGTGATTCGATTGCGGATAGGCGAAATCCGCCAACTTCACAGCGGTAGCCAGATCGTTGATATTGTTGTTCCAGATCTCGGTGCGCTGAGTGTCTTCCGCGCCAGGCGGAAACCCCCACTCCAGACCAATGCCGTAAACTTTGCTGATCGTTTTCAAATACGCCAATGCGGGTGGCAATCCTTGCTTACCACTGAGGTTGGTCAGAACCGAGTTGCGCCACTGCGACGAGATGTCGAACGCACTCACTGCGCGCACCCGGGCCACGTAGCCGCCAGCGTAAATGCCGACCACGTCCACGTTGGTCATGCCGGTGCGCTGCACCTTGATCCAGTTGCCGCTGTCCTTGCGCCACTCCACGTCATAACCGACTGCGCCGTCCACGGCGGGCCAACTGATGGTCATTGTTGCGACCGATAGGCCTTGAGACACGACAGAACTAGCGGTAAGTGTGACGTTGGCCGGCGGCGCAACCACCGTGATCGGAATCACGCTGATCGGGCGCTCTTCCAGGCGAGCGCCAGTGTCGATGTGCGCGAACTTGCTCGGGTCGTACTGGAGCGCGCTGATTTCATAGTCACCTTCGGTGGTGCGTTTGGTGCGCAGCACGCGGTATAGCGGGATCGCCAAATCATCGGCGTCGAGCGCCCATTGCAGTTGCGCGACCGGTGGCTCGCTATATGCGACAGTCACTGTCACGGCGCGGCCATTGACGCTCTGCACGGTGCGGCCCTCGGCGCGGCCGCCAGGTAGGTTGATGATCAACCGATCACCTGCCTTGGCCTGGGTATCACGATCGAGCGTGATCACCCGCCCCGCCACCGCCGAGATCCGGCCGCCGACTTCGCGGCCCGCGAGCAAAGAATCCGCCACCGGGATGATGTGGCCCGGCAGCGGGATCACGCCCTCCATGCCGGTCTTGAACGACACGGTGCGGTCTTGGTTGTTACTCAAGATCGCCCACTTGCCACGGCGTTGAGCCTCGGAGGCGCGGGTGCAGCCAATGGCGCTCAGCTCTGTCGGGCGGTCGCCGTAGCGACGCTGCAGATCCAGGTCAGCAAACGGAATGACGTCGGTGTCGTAGTTGTTCGCCGGGTTGTCGTAGCTGACCAGTGCCCGGGTGTAACGGGTCTTCGCCGAGGCGCTGCCATACGAAAATTTGCCATCGATGACGTTTGCCCGGCTGAATACGTAGTCGAAGTCCTGCGCGCGCGGCATGTCGGCCTGCATCACCAACTGGCCCTGCGCCCAATACGTCATGCCCCGGTAAATGGCCGAGATATCACGCAGCAGCGACCAGGCGTCGGCCTTGCCCTGAAGGTTCATGTCACAGAGGAAGCGCGGCTCTTGCCCGCCCAGTCCGTTCGGTACCAGTTGGTCGCAATACTGGGCAATTCGGTACAACTCCCACTTGTCGACCATGAAAGGCTTGATGCGCTTGCCCAGGCCGAAACGCTCCTCGGTGCAAATGCCGTAGGTGATCCACGCCGGGTTATTGGTCCAGGCTGATTTCATCGAGCCATCCCACGTCCCGGTGTAGGTACGCAAGATCGGGTCGTAGTTGCTCGGCACCATCCAGCGCCGCGCCTTGCACTTCACGGTCACCGCCGGGATGTTGGTGAACTGCTCGGCGTCGAACTCGATGTAGAGCAGCGCGGTGTTTGGGTAGCGCAGCTTGGCGTCGATGACTTCGGTGTAGCCCGCCACCAGCATGGTGTCGGCGACCTTGTTGCTGTTCTGGTTCGGCGTCAGGCGACGCACGCGGATCTGCCAGCCCGTGGTGGCGGTCGGCAGATCAATGCGGCGCGAACGCTCGTAGCGCGTCGTGGTCTTGCCATCAACGGCGTCCACCAGCACCTGCTGATAGGCGCCGCCGTCGGTGGCCACGTCGATGGCGTACTCGATCCGATAACCGCCGACATTGCCCTGGTCATCGGAGCGTTGAAGCGCTGGCCAAGCCAAACGCATGCGCACGGCGGAAAGCTGGGTGTTGGTGATCGAGCGAACCCACGGCGAATCGCTGCGCAGCTCGATGTTCAGCGACGTCTCGTTTTCCACGGACGGAATGCCGGGGATGTACGTCTGATCCACCGAGCCCGGGCGCCAGTCCCACTTCACGTTCGGGAAGTTGTAGTTGCCGCTGGCATCGCGGATTGGCGTGTTGTCCAGGTAGATGTCGAAATCAGTAGGAACGCTGTCGAACTCGCCCTCGCCCACGGCGATCAGCAATTTCGCAAGGTTGGTCGAGCGCAGGCTGTCGCTGGCTTCGACCGGCGACTTCGGCTTGCTGCTGCCGCCCTTCTCGCCGTAAATCTCGATCTGTTCCGCTGCGCCCATGCTTTCCTCCAGGCATAAAAAAACCGCCTCACGGGCGGTTGGTGTGCTGCTGTCTTGCTTACACTTTGTCTTCGGCCAGAATCGAGGCCGAGATGATCATCCCACCCCACCGGCGTTCGCCGATGCAGATCGGTACCGGGTTGCCGCTGGCCGTAGTGTTCTTGGCGCTGCCGAAGGCGTAGGACGGTGCGTTTTCGGGGGAGGCGCTCTGCTTCAAACCCTTAGCTTGAGGGCTGAGCATCTGAATGACGCCACCAGCTACCAGTCCAGCGCCCAATTGCACGGCCCAGGGCTGGCCAAAGTACGAGCCGGCAACTACCAGAACCGCACCAATAATTGTTTGAAGAACGCCTGCCCGCTTGCTGCCAGAAATGACCGGGACGATGCGAATCTCTTGGGTTCCACCGAGGCCGAAATCTTTTTCAGCTACGTTTTTCCTATTCCTGAAAATCGCGAAACGCATCCCCTTTCGTTCAAGATCCTTGATCGCCGCCTCAAATCCTTCCAGTGTGCACTTGAGTGCCTTGAAGGCCTCGCCCACGGATCTGCTGCCAAGCTCACGATAGTGAACACGGCCGAACAGCTTGATGAGCGGGCCAGAAAGAAGAATGGTGGTCATGGCTGGGTTATTACTGAGCGTGGCTGCCAAGGCTTTTTCTCCGGACATAAAAAACCGCCCGAAGGCGGCTTCTGTCATTGCATGGTGGGTGATAAGTCCATGCTCATTGCTGAGTCTATGGATATCCTGAATTTCTTGGTGATTCCTGCTTTGATGTTCGCTTCCCTTTCTTTCAGGCCGCTTCCGCAGGATGAAGCAGATAAAATGTGCTCACCTGGAGCAACGCGGAATTTCGCGGTCTCGCCTGAGGCGATTTCTGCTGCCCGGCGACCGTCGATGCTCACCGTCGTATTGCAGCCGCTGCCAACAAAGCCCGTATCCCGGGTGACAATGAGTATCGAATCACCATGCGCCGGGGTTTGAAACGCAAACAATCTTGACGATGGGACCGGGTCGGCTTCACTGGACGGAACTGGCGACGTCGCACACCCCGCCAACAGCGCTACCGCCAGCGCTCCTACGATCAATTTCATGCAGGTCACTCCTTTGGGAAAGGATGCACGATATCACCGGGACAGACGGCAATGAAAAAAACTGGCGCAGGGTTGGATGGTGCAGTCAAACATGACTCAATTATTTTAACTTACGACTCTTTGACTGGATAACCACCTCAACTTACTAGGGATCCAAGCAATAGGCTCTCCGACACCATATCGGCTGTAAAAAACATCAGCTGTGTTTAGTCATTGATTTGTCGCCCCTCCCCAACAAAAGTTGCATCTATTATGTACTGGTACAACTCCTTAGGAATTTCGAGTTGAAACGCTGACTGATAAAGCTTTTTATTATATTGGTAGTTTTCCTGCGCCTTCCCAGCGGTCAAAACTTTAGGACTTTGCCAGTGTTCGGGATTACTATACCCCCGCTTCTCAGCATTTCTTCCAATACTAGCCTTCAGATGTCCAAGTTGCATCGCATCGCCAAAATTTTTAAAATCTGCCTTATGCCCCTGAGAAATAGAATCATCGATTGACTTAAAGTACAGGTCGCGCATTTGCTTCCTTATTACATCTTTTTCCGTCGGATTATTTACACTGGGCTCCGGCGAATCGGCAATAGAAACAGCAATAACCTCAGGCACTATCATCCCGCCATTATAACTTACTCTTAAGCCAAAATCCTTGAACAGACTTTCCGTATCCCTTTTGAGCGCATACAGACCACTACCAGAGTCATTAAAATCCAAAATAACGATGGTGTCGAACAACCTTTGTGGGTCTTTCAGTACCTTACGCTTCAGGTATTCAACAAACTGTGGTTGGGGCGCCACTAGCTTGAAATGAAAGCTTTGGCCTACATCTTTAATTACCTTATCACCCTTATCAAGTTTGCTAGCCGCTGTTAAAACAGAGACCCGATACGGTTCCACACCGCTTACATCGACACTTACAACATTACAATTCAATCTCAGCAGTGCCCATTTTAGGATTTTTGGCGAGGCACCGGGGACTATAAACTTACTAGTTGGGTATTTTACCCTCAGGAGATTTGCCAGCTCGTACGCTTCCCTGAAATAACTAAATGTCGCAATTCTAAATCCCGCCCCTAAAGCTGCCTTTTGCCCTTTATCAAGATCACCATCTTCTAGGTGTATCCACGCAGTTCCAGAATCGAGCTGAACTGGAAACTTCTTAAGTCTAGGGATTAATTTAGCCAAGCGAAACTCTGAGCGCGTCACATTATAAATTATGTATCTCATAGATCACACTCCATGTTAACCCTACCGAGACCGCCAACAAAACCAATCATCACAATTGAAAGCCAAAAGACTTTTCGAATAAAACCACATTGCGCTGCCAAATTATTTACTGCTACTTCTAAGTTCTAGCCAATCACCTTGACATCTCCACTGCTGACTAGCTTAGTCGGTCCTTGTTGAGGTTCAAGGCCAACGTTTCAATTAGATTCAGCTGCGAGCCATTGAATTGTTAGCACAAGGAGCCAGTTACTGCCGACTTCATGGTCATAGCGGTTCCCGACACGAAACTCTATGGGTACGCACACCCATAGCCCTGTCGGATAACATCGCTAATTCGTTTGGCTGTGCCTGAGGACCAGGCGCGTGCGATCGAGCCACGGCCCACCGAAAACAGAAACCTCCGATGGCCTGCCGTACAGGTGGTGCAGCAGAAACGGCCCGGGGCCGAAAGTCCCGGCGTCCTCGCCGGGCAACGCCGGATCGGTGCCGAGAAAGATCCCGGCATGGTTCGGATAAACCGTCCGCCCCACTTCCATCACGATCATGTCGCCGCGCTGTGGCTGGTCTACCCGATAGAACCCGGCGGCCTCGTAGTTTGCCTCGTACAGGCTGGTATTGTTCTTGCTCTCCCACCAGCCGTCGGCGCGCTTGAAGGCTTCGAACTCCAGCCCCCACTCGCGTTTGTACCAGTCTGCGCAGACCTGCCAGCAGTCCCAAGCGCCGTGCACGAAGGGCCGTTTCAGCAGCGGCACCTCGCCGGACGGCATGACCGTCCTCAAATCCCCTTCCGGCCAGCTGAGAATGTGCCACGGTATGGCCGTAGCCTCGCACATGGCCAGGTCGCGCGGTGACGGCCGGCTGGTGGCATCCGGATGCGAATGCACCACGCCGATCACTTCGCCGACGTCTTCGGCTGCCGCGTATTCCTCTGGGTCGATTCGAAACTCCTCGTTCGGCTCGGTAGAGATGTTGCGGCAAGGGTAGTACTGCTGTTTTCGGCCCACGGCCAGCAGCAGCCCGCAGCACTCTTTCGGGTACTCGGCCGCCGCGTGAGCTTGGATCGCGCTCAAGATATGTTTGCGCATGTCAGCTCCGTGCGATCAGTGAAACGGCGGGGAAGCCACCGAACGGCAGCGGGTTCCCCTCGCCGAAGCGCGGGATGCAGCCCCTGCCCAACGTGGCGTCACACTCGTCCAGTTCAGGGTTGTCAGTGACCACGCCGTCTTTGGTAACGTACGGGCCGATGTATCCGCAGTTCGGCCCCCGGTAGCCGCCAGTGAGGCACCAGTGGCAAAGCGTCGTGGCCTGACGGCCGACAGACTCATCACCGACGTCGCCCGGGCTGGCCAGCTCCCAACTGACGTTTTCCCCGTCCTCGTTCGTCTTCTGGTCGATGTACCAGACCTCGATTGTCTCTTGGGTTGGGTCTGCCGTCGGGTTGCCCGCCGGGAAGTTCGCCGCGTCCAGGTAGGTGCCCAGCGTGTGGCGCATCGTCAGCTTGAACTCGAGCAGATCCTCGAACGCCAGACAGAGCGCAGTGATGCGCCCATTGACGTTGCCGACCGAAAGCGTCGGCCGTACCGCAGTTCCGTCACCGTTCGCCTCGATGCCTTCAATCTGCATCGGCCAGGCGCTGTACTCGTTGCCCTGCCAGTAGATGGCTTTCGCCGGCAGTTGGTCGGCATTGTCGCCGGCGGCGATCAGTTCGGCCGCCGTATGCGGAATCGCGTGCCCGTGGAAGCGCAGCACGTCCGCGCCATAGTCCGTGCCGTCCAATTCAAAGAGCAGCACTTCGCTGCCAGGTTCAAGCACCTGGATGTCACTGATCAGCGGCATGATTGCCCCTTATGGTCGGAATGCCCGCTCAAACGTGGCGGTGAGCTTGAAGACCCCGCCGCCCATTGGTGTGGGAGCGGGATTTTTGCAGGTGAACAGCCCGAGTTCGCCGAGTGGAGTCGTCCAGAGAAACGCCTTAGCGCCGGCGTGCCGGTCGAGGAACTTCATGATCTTCAGCACCACGGCCTTCTGACCGACGCAGCTGATCGGGTAGGAGTCCTCTTTGTTGTTCGGGCCGTCGCCGACGTTCTGCGCGTAGCCGTTGCCGAATTTCGAGGTGCGCACCCGATAATTGATATCGGGTGCTTCCCCGCGCTCGGTTGGCCAGGTGAATTTCTCGATGGCCATTAGGCCCTCCCATTTGCGCGTCTGAAGCTGGCACCACCCGGCTGCCAAGAATCGGCCACGACTCTTTCCGCCACGGCGCGCATTTGTGTTTGGAGATTTTTCGACAGGGCCTGCTGGTCAATCTGCATGCCTTCGGAGCCTCGATCCTGCGTCACCACCGTTACCGGTGCGCTGATGCTGATTGCAGTCCCGGAGCCACCGCCGGCGGCGAGAACACCCAGCTTGCCGCTGGAAGTCCGGGTCAGCGGCATAATCGCCTCCGGCCCCGCCTCACCCATTACGCCCGCTCGGCCGCCCGCCATCCCGAAGGCGGTCGGCGTGCTGACTATGCTGTTGGTGAATGCGCCGCCATTGGCGAACATCTGCACGCCGGATGACCAGGCGCCGCCGAGCGCTTGCGGGAAGTAGTTGCTGGAGTAACCCGCCGAGGACGCCCCGAGAGTCGACGACGTCGCACCTGCTGAGCCAGCCGCCAGCCCATTCCCGCCACCACCGCCCGTGAAGTAACTGGTGGCAGCGCCGACGAGGCTGCTCAACAACGCAGAGCTGGCCTGTCGGGTCGCGATCCGCGCCATATCCGCCAGAATCGACTTGGTGAAGTCAGCAAACGACAGCTTCCCGGTCATGGCGAAGTTGACGACTGCGTCTTCCATCGAGCTGAAGGCGTTGCCGAACAGGGTTTTCGTCTGGCCGGCAATGTTGCTCGCCGAATCCAGGTAGTTGGCCCAGGCTGATGTCGCGCCCTTCGTCCAATCACCCTGCGCTGCCTCCACATCCGCGTAGTTTTGCCGGATCTGGTCCGTGGCGGCTTTGTTCGCATCGGCGAGAGCCTGAGATTTCCGGGTGAACTCCTCCTCGGACATATTCTGCGAAGGGTCGGACTTCTGATTTGCCAGTTCCAGCGACTGCTGAGCAAACCGATCCTGCTGGCTGTTCAGCTCGTTGTTGAGCGCGTTCTGGCGATCGCCCTGCCCGACGCCGAGAACGGCGCGCTGTCCCGCCAACTCCAAAGCCCTCTGCTGCTGGGCCAAGGCCTGAACGTAGGTAGTGATCGAACGCTCTTGTCGGGCGAGACGGCCGGTCTCGTTTGTGGCCAGAACCTCGAGCTGGGTGTCCGCGTCCTTCTGCGCTTTGACCATACCGGCGCGCGCATCGGCGATCTTCTGGTCAAGCTGGATGCTTTGGGCGGCAGAGGTGGTCTTTTTCGCCTTCGCGGCTTCTAGCGCGGATATCTCAGCCTCGTAGGCCGCAGTCACCTCGTCGCGCTCGTTGCCGATCAGCGCTTCGCGCTTCAGGGCGTAGTCGGCTTGCGAAACGAGTCCGGCCTTCTGCGCGGCGCCCAGTTCTTTCTGGGCGTTTTTGTACTCTTCGCTGATGGCTGCCAGGTTGTTCTTGGCATTGTTGAAGCCGGTCAGATCGACCTGAGTAGCTGCCGTTTTCGCATCCTTGAACTGGTCGTTGATGTTCGCCAGATTCTTGTCGATCGCGGCCTGATTCAGGCGCGGGTCGTTGGGGGCGACCTTGCGAATATCTTCGAGCTGCCGCTTGTACTCCTTGATCGCCTCGGTGCGTTTCTGCTCATTTGTCCACGCAGACTTGGTCAGAGCGTCGATCTTGCCCATGGCGGTAACAGCTTCGCCCTGGGCTTTCGCCTGCTCCCCTTCCCATTTGGCGATATCGGCTTCTGCTGCTTTCTGATCCTCCAGCATGTTGAGACGATTCTGGTAGAGATCGATCATCTCCTGCTTGTTCTGGAACAGACCAACATTGCCCGACTGGGCGGACTCCAGGTTGCGCCGCGCCTGTTCGATATCGGCGTTGATATCCGGTCGGCCAAGGTTCTTCAAATTATCCGCGGCACGCGCAACGGCGTTGTAGCCTTTCTCCCAGAAACTCAGGTTCTCCAGGATTCGCGGGGTGCGCTCGTTGATCGCATCAGCGTACTGCTCTGTTGCCAGCTTCACGGCTCCAGCATGGTCGCCCTGTTTCTCCAGCGCGGCGATCTGCGAGTAAACCGAGGCGGTCAGATAGTGATATTGCTCATTCAGCGCGGCAGATGCCTTGACTGGGTCGTCAGCGAGCTTGGCGAACTCGGCTACGGTCTCGCTTACGGCCTTGCCAGTTGCCTCCTGCATCGACACGGCAGCCTGGGTAATTCCGGTGAAGCTTTCGCCCGCGATCTTGCCGTTGTCGGCCAGCAGGGCGAGCACGCCTGCGGCTTGGCCAGTGGTGCCAACGGTTGCGCTGACCTGACGGGCCATGTCGCCCAATTGCCCGGCGCTCACACCGGCGTAGTTACCAGTCAGGATCAGCGCTTTGTTGTAACTGTCCTGTTCCTCGCTCCCCTTGTAGAAAGCGTACGCCAGACCACCTACGGCAGCGGTGGCAAGCGCGAGCGGGCCGAGAATGGCGAGCAGTCCCGCCGCGCCCGCCCCTGCACCAGCGCCCAATTGCGCAACCGCACGTACGCCACTTCCCCAGTCTCCCGAGGACAGCGCATTCCCCAGCTGAACAACGTTTTCCTGTGCCTGGCGCGTGCCGAGGCGCAGCTTGTCGAAGCCTGTGGTGGTTTTGTTGAGCTTGTCGTAGTCCTTGTCGATCTTGCTCAGGGCGGTGTTGTACTCATCCTGGCTGATCCGGCCAGCATCCAGGTGCTTGCCCAACTGCTCGACCTGGGTATCCAGCTTCGCCAGTGCGGCGCGGGCCGGGTCAATAGCGCCCAGTAGGCTGTTCAGCGCCTTCTGCTCATCCATGGCCGACTTGGCCATGGCTACCTGCTGCTTGTCGAGCTGCGCGGAGATCTTCGCGGCCTCAGCCTCTCCATAGGCGCCCGTCTTGGTCAGTTTCGCCAACGCATCGCGCTGTTTGGCAAGGTCCTGCGTGGTCTTGGCGCTGGTAGAAAGCGATTTCTCCAACGCCTGCATTTCGTTCATCAGCGAAACGGCGGACTGCTCGGCCCGGCCGCCGGCCTTCGCCATCTCATCCAGGCTCGTTTTGGCCTCGATCGCATCGGCCGAGTCGATCTTGACGCCGAGTTCTGCAATGTTCATCGACTCACCTTGAATAAGTGCCCGTGATTACGGGCTGTTTTCCCTTTCCTCCGCCATGACGCGCAGGGCTTCGCCTTCCAGCACCTGCAGGTCGGGAAAGATTTCAGCGAGTTTCTTTTTCTTGATGCCGAGGAATTCGGCGACGTCGCGAATGCAGTTGTAATCGAGGCCGATGGCGCCACCGGTGCCGACCCGCCACTGCGTGGACATTCTGTTGAACAGGAGGAAGGCTGGCCAGTTGCATGGCCAGACCTCTGTTTCCTCTTCCAGATCACCAGGCGCGAGACCGAACATACTCATCAACTCAACCGGCGCCGCGGGCGCATACAAGGCGCGAGCGGCGCCTGTCAGTTTCCCAGGCGGGCCTGGTTGTATGCGCCCTGATAGGCTTCGACTACCGCCTCGGTTGCGCCGTGGCACGACTTAACCAGCGCGGCGATGCTCTTATCATCGAACTTGTCGTCGAAGGCCCAGCCAGCCACTAGATCCTTGATTTGCTGAACCTGCTGGACTGCATCAGCAGCAACCACTTCAGAAAGCGATGGTTGATCCCCGAGCGCGGCCAAGGCTTCCTTGCGATTCTGGTTCCACTCATCGAAAAGCGCGGCCAGTTCCAGCCGGTCGCGATACTTGAACGTGAACTCGATCTTTTCGGGCGCGCTGCCAACGATCGGGATCAGCACCATTGCTTGGAACGTCGGGTTCTGGGCGATTCGGATTTTTGCCATTGGTTACACCACCGCGGTCAGGTAGCGGGTCGGCTCAGCCTGAAGCGCCAGGTTCACAGTGCGAGTCAGCAGGTTGTTGCGGGACACTGCTGGCTGCTTGGAGAACGATGTGTAAGCGCCGTAGAGCAGCGTGTCATTACCCGGCAAGTTCAGGCGCGCAGCCTCAACCTGCTTGCCGGCATCAGCCTTCATCAGCACCTTGTTGAAGTCCTGAGCAGGGTCATCCGCCAGGGTCAGCACCATGCTGGCTGCCGATTTGTCGGTCGGAATTTGCTTGCCTTGGTCATCCTCGAGGAAAACAACGTCGAGATAGTTCTGTTCACCGCCGGAGAAGGCAACGTCGGAGATTTGCGGAATCTGCACCCAGGTCAGAACCTTGCGCATGGTGCCCGCGCCGCCGCCGGCCGGAAAGATCTGGGTGTCAGTGGTGTCGATGCCCTCGAGCGTGATTGCCGTGGCGGTCGCCGCCTTCACTCGAACCACTTTGCTGTCCAGCTTGCTCCAGCCCGAAGTCAGTAACACGATATCGCCAGCGCTCAGCGTACCGCCCACAACGGTGGCCACAGCTTCAGTGGCGTTGGTGATGGAAGCGAACGCCAGCGCAGCGGCATAGGTTGCAGCGTGCTGGAAAGTACCGCCGTTCGGAATTTTGTAGCCCATGGGTGATTCCCCTTTTCAGAAATGACAAAACCCGCTCAATGGCGGGTTCTGGGTGTGCCCAATGGGCGGATTAGTTGGTGTCGGCCCGGTAAGTGAAAGAGACCGGGACGGTGTACGCGGAATCGCCGGTGATGCCTGGGCCTTGGTCAACTGGCGACATAGTCACCACAGTCACAGCCCCTTTCGTGTCCCGAGCGTACAGAGGGAACAGGTTCGTCAGCTCCTCGACGATCTGGTTCGTCTTTGTTTTCCCGGTACCGGCCGGCGCAATAACGCTCACCTGAAACACGCCGGTGAACAGCCGGTGATCGCCGCCGAGCGTGTTGCTCGCGGTATCACCCGGGATCGTGAACGCTCGCAGATAGGTTTCATCCGCTGCCGGTGTGTAGGCCGTGTTCTCGAAGATGATCTTCAGCTTCTGCGACCTGGCACCATTCCAAGCGATGAGCTTTGCCTCGTAGATTGAGGCGATGATCGCGTGACTCATACCTGATTGTTCCTGATGGCCTCATGCACGATCTGCTGGAAGCGAGCCACGGTAACCCGGACCATGCCGCCGGGGGCCTGAGTGGAATGGCCGAACTCCAGAGGAATCGCATAGGGCAAGTTGTTGATGATGTAAGCCATCTGGCCGGCAGTGAAATCGCTCATCGCGGCGACCAGCGCGGCGGTAGTTTCGGCGCCGCTCGGGTCAACCTCGTCGAAGGTGACGCTCTCGACCACGCCAAGGGAAATGTGCCAGTTCGCGCGGAACCGGCCGCCGACATAGCCTTCCGGCGCGACGATGTCCATGCCGTCGTTGAGCTTGCGACCTTTCTTGAGCCTGCCGCCCTTGGTCAGGTTGGCCGGATCGCTGCGCAGAGCTGTGTTGTGGTCATCGACGGCCTTGTTGTACTGGGCTGCAACAGCGTTCTGCGCCCAGATCTCCGGGTTACCCACTGGAGACATGCGGATCAGGCTGCCGCCGACCTCGATGATAATCTCGCGCACACTGGCGTCGATGGCTTCGCTGGTCTGCGCGGCGAACTCGGCCAGGCTCAAGGCGAAGCTGCCGGATTGGGCGGCCATGTCATTTCCTCAGTTGTGCTGTCCACGTCGCGTCAGCAGGATCGGCAGACACATTCATCACGCGCATGCCGTTGACGATATCGCCAATGGCCGGGGCAGCCGGTACCGCCGTCGGCACCCCGTTCTCCGACACGAACAACTCGTTTTGTAGCACCAGCAGCTTCTTGTCGGTGGTCTGGATGAGAGAGCCATCGATTTCCTTGGATAGGTAGCTGCCAAGAACACCGCGCCCCGCGTAAGTTACGGTGGTCTCCGGTGTCTCGCCGCCCAACTCAGGGTCATACTCACCCGCAACCTTGCGCAAACCTGTCACTGGCTTCACCGAATCGGCAAGGCCATCAGGATCATCGAACGCTTCAGCCATTTC